GTAAGGCACAGGATTTTGATTCCTGTATTCGTTGGTTCAAATCCAACATGCCCTGTTTGGGGTTTACTTGGTTCCCCGACATTGGACTTAGTAGTTCCTTTCACCCTCATAGTGGAAAGCTGTTAAGAGCCGTCACAAGGCTCGTGAGGGTTAATCGTGTATAATCCCACAATACATGAGCGTGAAAACCAACCTGTCATAAAGACATCTGTAATAGGCAGAGTAGACATATATACCCCCTTTAATTGTTAAACTAGGGCAACTCAAATCATATGAGTCTTAGGTGAGGTGCAATTCCTCACATGTCCTTTGCTGTAGGTTTCGTTAGTTCTTTTCCTACAGCACATACAAATTTATATCTCCGGAGGGTGTAGCCACTCCTTAGACTTCACCCTCATTATCGGCATGTAGCTCAGTGGTAGAGCAGTCGGCTATTAGCTGATTTGTCGTGGGTTCGATTCCCAACCTTGCCGATTGTTGATGTGTGGCGAAATGGGTAAACGCTATTGCCGTAAGATAATTCGTTGAAACCGGCAACTTAGATGACGAGAGTCGCGACAATCATGTGTGGTTCAAATCCACACCACATCAATCATATGTCGGTTTAGTGCGAGCTGTTATATCTTGAATAGCGGTTGCGTAACGCTGACATGTTTTTAAATTAAAGTAGTGGAGTAAGACGGGCCTGTACGTGTTAGCACGGTACAGTAAGACGAAGTAAAAATAAAACACACAAAAACAAGTTGCTAGTAGGTACGCGCGACTGAAAGCAATGGGGTGAGACACTTCAAAATTCTGTAATGTGTTTTGATAAGCCTTTTGATGGAGTGTATCTTGCCTTTTCGGATAGTAGTTCAGTTGGAAGAACAACTACTGCAATAGCAGTAATTGAGGGAGTCACAGGTTCGAGTCCTGTCTATCCGATTACAACAAACTAGGTTAGCTACCGAAAAGCACTTCCGCTGTGCCTGTTTGTTGTTTTATCAATCAAGCGGAGTATGTATCACAGGCATACATAAATAATATCAAGCGGAGGTATTCGATTATGGCAACAATTAGAGTGCATAAAACAAAAAATTACACAGTTATGAGTAATACTCATTTAAGGGATAAGAACTTAAGTCTGAAAGCGAAGGGATTATTGTCCGTAATGCTTTCATTACCCGATAATTGGGATTATTCAATAGCTGGGTTAGTTGCAATATGCAAAGAGAATGAAACAGCCGTTAAATCGGCTTTAAACGAATTAAAAGATAATAATTATGTTGTGGTTACCAAAGAAAATCCAACAAAAAGCAATGGTGGAAGAATAAAGTACACCTATGAGGTTTACGAAGAACCATATAAACAGAATATAGAAAAACAAGACATAGAAAATCTAGGGGTTGAATATCAACAGGTAGAAAACCACGGACAATTAAGTACTGATAGATTAAGCACTGATGAATTAAATACTAATGAACAAAGTACTGAAAGATTAAATACTGATAGGGTACATACATCAACTAACATTGATGGAGAGGTACATACATCTGTTTCCGAGAAACAGACGGCAAGAGTCACCCGACAGGATATGCAAGCAAAGAAAGATGATATGCTCTATAGGTTTTCTGAAATCTGCGACAACAGCGTTGAAAACAAGACGGTCGGAGAAGTAGTCAAAAACGCATTTTGCAGATACATGAACCTGTACGAAACATATTTTTGCAAGGTTCACCCAATCTTGACCGATAAGACTCTGACTAATGTATGCCTGTCACTTTCTAATGTGACCGATACGGAGCATAATCACTTTGAGTGGACAGATGTTTACCTAACAGACAAAACAGGACTTACTGGGCTTGATAGAATGGTTAATGAACATTTCAGACGAACACATAGAAGAGAGACTAACTACTCGATAACGCATTTTGCTAAAAGCGACTATCTGCTACAGTTGGCGCAAGGCATTATAGAGTACTAAACGGAGGTATAGATATGGCAAAGGGAGTTAAGACACGAAATATTGATTCATTCCGAGAGGGATTAATGGAATATACATATGGCAGATGTTCACAGGCACAAGCAGCAAAGATTGCCGGCATGAGCGTGCCGACATTTAGGAAGTATGCAAATATGCACTTTTTAGGTATTCCATTTCCTGACACACTGTTTAAGGCAAAGGAAGAATAAGCAATGAACACAAACTGTGTAAACTGTGGCGCACCAATTAACAGAAAACTTAAAAAATGCCCTTATTGTGGTACACCTTATGACTACAGTGGCTTTAATGCAAGCTTTGAAAATGCGCTTGGAACTATCTCTATTGCCGGGGAAGAATATCAAGTGTATTTATGCGAATGCGAGGTAAACACAATTAATATGGGGTGTGGCAGAGGCGTAGATGGAAAGCTTCACGGAGGCAAAATTGTTAGCAAACGAAAATTTACTTTGATTGAGGTGTAATATGAAAGATTGCTCAATTTGCAAATATTGTGATGAAGATTTTGCTTTTGATGCGGAAATAGGAGAAGAATATCCGGTTTATGATTGCCAAAAAGGGAATGATACATCACTTGACTGTGAGTGCAAGGATTTTAAGAAATACAAGCCCCGAAAATATAAAGAGAAAAATACCGAATGCGATATATGCGAATACAGAGAAAAATGTGCAAAATATAGTTCCGGGATAGACTGTACAACCAACATGGATATAAAAACACATATTATTTATCCACAAGACAAATGCATTAAAAGGCAAAAGAACTAGGCATTGAGGTGTAATATGTGTGAATTTTGCGAAAATCCTACAAAATGGAATACCGATGATTATAGCTTAGTTCCAAACAGAAACTTATCAGATGGGATTATGCAAGCAGAAGATAACACGTATCAGATTGGCACATTTGATAGTTACTCTGATTATTGGGAAACTATGACAATTAATTATTGCCCTATCTGCGGTAGAAAGTTGGTGGAAGAATGAAACATCAAAAAGAATGGCACACTTGCGACAGGTGCGGTGTGGAAATAGAGTACAACTATAGTGCTGTTGCAAATATTGAGGTAGAAAAGCAATCATACAGCCTTGGTATCTGTGGAGTTATTTATAAGAGAAAAACGCAAAGAGAAAGCAATAGTTTTGAATTATGCCCTAAGTGCAGGAGAGATTTTGAGAGGTTTATGAAAAATGGAGCATGAAAGAAAATGGTGCACTTGTGATAGGTGCGGTGCAGAAATTAAAAAAGGAATACTGTGTGAAAATTCGGTTACAAAGAACGGCATTTTTAATACCACATACGACTTGTGCTATAAATGCATGGAAGATTTTGAGAGGTTTATGAGCAATGAAGAAATCAAGAAGTAAAATAATCATTAAAACAAGAGCTGGCGGTTACACAAAGATTTATGCCAATGGAAAATGGCAGAAGAAAGTATGTGTCATTGATTATCATGCAGAATGCAGTAACAAAGATGGTATAAATGTTACTTGCGAATTTGATAGATTGAAAACTGATAAAAATAGTTCGGTTATCTACGATGAAGCTAAAAAAGATTTTGCAAAAGAACATATAGTTGCAAGGATTTGAGGGAGCATTTGAGAAATGAGCATGGCAGAAGTAATTAAATCAATAGAGCGTGAGGCACTTAGAGAAGCACAATCACACGAAATAGGCGGTAGAAATGGCGAGCCTATAGATTGTTCCACTTTAGAGGATGAACCTGTTATTAAGGCAGATGACGAGGCAGACAGGCAAGCGTTGAGAAATTGTTTTAAAGAGTAAATAGAAATGAAAATGCAAATAATAGCAATGTTTGCGATAGCAGGAGCCGTATTTTTATTCTTGGGTGTATATTTTCTAATTGACCATATCATAACAGGAAAAAGGCTCAAAATAAATCAAAAGGCTTGGGATGAATACAGCACAAATATGGATTTTGATAGAAAGCTTGATGCGTATTTACCTTGGTGTGCAGAACAAAAGATGAAAAACGGATGGAAATTTTATTATTTCCCTAGAATGTAAATACAATTACCGGCTACGGACTAATTGTAGTTGCTGACCTTAGAAAGATAAAGGTTGATAAAACATAGAAAAGGAGACATAGAACATGAAAAAATTATTTGTAAGTGTGCCGATGAAAGGCAGAACAGAGAAAGAAATCAAAGCTAGTATTCAGAAAATGAAAAAGATTGCTGAGATATACGAGGGCGAGGAATTAGAGCTTATCGACAGCTACATTGAGGAGAATCCACCTAAAGACAGCAAAGAAGCTGTATGGTATTTAGGTGAAAGTCTTAAGAAGCTGGCGCAGGCTGGTGTATTCATTGGAATATGCGAGAGCTACGATTGGAACGGCTGCTGCATTGAAATGGAAACAGCAGAAAAATATGGAATTAAAGTATATATGATTCCAGCAAGATATGTAATTGATGATTATAATGCACTTTTGAATAGATTGCATCTGGCTTGCTGTGATGCAATGCCAACATTATAGCAAAATTTTACCGGCTACAGATTGATTGTAGTCGCTACCATAGAAAGTTAAATGCAAAAGATTATCGGTTTAGGGGCGATATTATGAATATAATTCAGATACCATTTGAACATAAAATGTTTAATGAAGAATTTAGCGGTTCGTTAGAAAATTTTATTTATGATGAATTTGCATTGGTATATACCTTGAATGCCGAAATGACTTTGGGCTTTGCTGTGTTTTTTCATTCTAATGACATAGGAGATATAAGCGGAACGGAGATACAACTTGTTAGACGAGGAAATGAATGGATAAAAGGCATAGCATACCAAATCGAAGTAGACGGAAGTCCGTATGATGGTATGACTGTTTATTGCAGTAGCGAAGAAAAGAAATATACGGAGATAGGACATGACATAGCACAATTAGTTCTCAGAACGATGATATACATAATGAATACCCCAAGGGATAAAATCATAAAGCCCAAAACCTCAAAAGAGAAAAAAGAGGAAATAGGGAAAACGACAAGAATTACTAACAGTAACACAGATAAGATTTATTTACTTGATGAAATTGTTGATTATGTCAACGAAAACGGATTAACGATTGCTAAAAGTGGAAATCGTACTATAACTTGTCCTTGTTGGGATGTAAGAGGACATTACAGACATTATAAAAGCGGTAAAGTAGTATTTATAAAAAATTACGAAAAAGGGAAAGAAAAAGGAAAAGTCAAACCAAAAGACAAGACTTACACAATTTGAAAGGTAAGAATTTGATATGCTTAAAGAAAAAATTAAGATATTTATTATTAAACGTCGCTTAAGAAGAGAATATAAAAACCTTGACGAACATAAAAAAGCTGAACTTGACAGATTCAGCGAATGCGCATTTAAAATATTAAGGGAATATTTCCCAAATCTTTCAGAAGAACAATATTGCCATCTATATAGCAAAATCACAGGTTTATTAGAAGCGAAAATTTTTGATTTGACAACAGATAAATCATGGGTATCATATAGAGACAATGGAAGACTTTGGCGTGATTTTGCATACATATGTGATTTTTTAAAATCTGAGCAAGAGACAGACGAAGACTCTTTCAAGAAGATTTCTTTAGAAAGGAAAAATGACGATGGACAATCTTGTATTTAAGAAAGCTAATATTCCGGTGGCGGTTGCCGCGAAAGCTCTGAACGTTGATGCTCAGACAGTACGTTTGCTATTGCAGAATGAGCTTGTTGATTGGGGAATAGCTTATAAAAGACCGGGAAGCAACCAATACAGTTACATAATTTATTCTAAAAAATTTTATGAAGTGACTGGATTCTATTACGGAGAACAATCATAAAATATCAGAACCGTTGCATATAAGTTTGCAACGCTACCCTAAAACAGTTATAGGCAGAGGTCTATAAGCACCTTTGCTTTTTAAAAGTGGAGGTGCTTTTCTTATGGCTAGTCAAAGCCTTATTTCCACAGTTGATAGTTACGAAAA